TGTTACTAAACCATCTGGTGCGTCTGTATTTAATGCACCAAGCTCTACAAGAACATCACCATCTCCATATGCAGTAGAAGCAGCATTTGTACCTGCTAATGAACCTGCAAATGATTGAATTTTTCTAGTTCCCATAGAAACTAGTTGTCCTGTTGAATTTACAGAAAACCCTGTTTCTGTAACGGCTCCAGTTCCAGAGGCTTTATTAATTACATTAAAACCACCTTCTGATCTGACTGGACCGCTAAATGTTGAATTTGACATTTTTTTACTCCGTAGTTTTTATGATGCCGTCTCTACGATCGTCTGCTAGGTCAGTCGGCATAATAAGTTAATACCTAGTTATTGTGGGGCCGAAGCCCCACAAATAAAGTTCTTACGCTCCTGGTGAACCGAAGATAGCTCTGAAGTCAGAGAAACCGAAAGAGTATCTCTCTCTTGCTTTGTATCTTACGTTACCAGTTTCAAAGTCACCTTCCATCTTAGTTGTGATAGGTGCTCTTTGAAAGTGCTTCATCCCATTTGGAGAATCAGTTTTAATGAAGAATGCATCAGTATCAGTTAAGAAGTTATTCACTGTATAACCTTCTGGTATCATTCCCATGCTTCCAATTGCATTAATGTCATTGTCAGCAGTTGCTGTTCTCAAATTAGATTTCATTAATCTTTCAGCAGTAAATTGAAGATTGACTGGAATAATAAGTTTTCTTCCGTTCAGAGCGATTTTTAATCCTCTGTCGTCAGTTAAACCAGCAATGTCAATTAACATTTGCTCTAAAGATGTTTCGTTTAAATCAGCAGCAGTTGATAGTTCGTTTCTAACTGTTCCGCCTGTTGATGGGTGGTCAGTAGCACAAAGCTCCTTACCGTCTCCACCTGTGAAAGAAGAATTAAACGCATTGTTTAATACGTTTGCTGCTTTCACTTGTTTAGCGTTACTCATAGAACGAGCAAGTGCTTTTGTGTAACGAGAACTAATTCTGTCGTAAAGGTTATCCTCTACTGCTTCCTCAGTAATCGCAAAAGCAAGTGCTATTGTTTCGTGTGTATAGCGCGCTGTGAATGACTCTGTTGCGTCATCATAGTTGACCGGAGTTCCCTCAGGCTTTACTTGCGCTGTACCGAAACCGGATAGCATTACTTCTTCTTCAAAAGCTCTGTCAGAAGTTTCTGTATCATAAATAGCTTCGTGCTGATTCTCGTATCTGGCATATTCCAACCCAAACAAAGCATTTAAGCCAGGTTCTAGTTCCTTTACCAGTTGTGATCTTGATATCGGCATAATTAACTCCTATTAGCTTAATGCAGTTGTTAGTAAATAAGAATGCTCAGCAGTGTTTGGAATTACGTAAACGTTAACGTTTGCGCTACCTGTATCACTGTTGTCTGGATCCTTAGAAATACCAATTTGTTTAAATTGTCCAGATGTACCTGCAGAAGAAGTATCTAACTCTTGAGTTGATCTACCAGAAAGTGAGCTTCCGCTTGTCCCTGTTAAATCAAAACCAGCAAAATTCATTGCTGCTGTGCCTGTGCCATTGTGCTGAACTTCGAAGACGATTCTAGGATCGTCGTAAACAAAAGCAACTATATCCGAAGCATTTGTACTTGCTGGATAATTGTTACTAAATGTTGGCTTACTTGTAGTAGGGTCTGTAAAGAAACATCCACCGAAAACACCAAGAATTACATTACCTGCTGCTGCGGCTTCAATACCACCTGCTGTTACTGCTTTTACACACTGTCCTTGAAAGATATCAGTGTTGTAGTTTGCAGCAATAGTGTATTCGTTTCTTCTGACAAGACCACCACTAAGATGCCTTACGGGTCTAAACCCAAAAGCTGCGTCTTTATTTGCCATCGTTATCTCATCCTTTGTTTATTTATTAATTATTCGATGGACAAAAGAGCTAAAAAATTAGTTCTTTCGGTTACCACCGAAGGTTACGCGAGATTGCCTTTCTGGTTTAGAGATAGGCATGCTGGGATGTTCTTCCTTTAGTAAATCGTTTTGAATTGCATCTTCCTTATTTTTTGTTTGTTCCGCAAAATAAGCCATTCGCTCATCAACAATTTCTACTGGAATTTTAGCCAGCAACAAACCTCCAACTCCAATTACACCAGTGTACTTGCCTTCCTGAATGACAGGATATTCGCTGTTGCTATCAGCTCTGACTAATTCAAAGCCTTCTCTTAATCTTGCAGATAAGTTTTTGGTATCTGCTTGACCTAATACTTCAGCGCGTATCCATCTGTACTTAAACCCATCGGGTGCAGGTGGTGCATCTAGAGATGACGGGGGTGCCCATGGTTTCCTACGAGTCGCTTTCTCGCGGGATTGAGCAGCGCGTGGAGTCTTATTTTCATCTATTTTATTCATATGCCTACTCCTTCACGTATTTCGCATATTCTTCAAGTGGCACACCTAATTTTTTAGCTATTGCTACCTGTGATGGTGTGAGCCTCACTGTTTTGCGTCCAGACCTTGTGGTTCTATTTGCAGAGGCAACCGTCTGGACGGGTTGTTTGCCTTCTTGAACCTCTCCTCCACTATTAAATTTGTGAGGGAATTCTGTTTGAAGCCTTTTATCTATCTCCTGATAGTATTCATCAGAAGTAGGATCAAACCCTTCTTCTTCCACAAGTTTCTTGTGAATACCAAAAGAAGCGTAAGTCATTGCTTCATCCTTACCAAACCACTGATTCTTTTCAGCCCAAGCTTCCGCTTTAGGATCTGGTCTAGTAGGAGTCGTTACATTATTTTGTACAGGCTGTTCTCCTATTTGTCCAGTGGTTTTTAGTGATTCTTCGTACTTTTTTCTTTGCTCTTCAGTCGCTTTTATTCTCTCTTCTTCAATAGCTAACTTTGCAAGTGCCTGATTAGCTGCTACTTGCGCGTCAACATCACCAGCAGAGACGGCTTGTTTTAGAGCAACCTTTGCTGTTTCAAGTTCTGATTTTACACGACCTGCAAACTCGTTGACATATCCGTCATCAAGTTTATCAAATTTACCTTGTAACTCATCTTTTTCTTTTTTGACTTGCTCTGCAAAACTTAAAGCTTCTTTTTCTCTACGCTCTGCTTCACGAATTTTATAAGTAAGTTTGTCAATTCTTTTTTTGACACCATCACTATATTCTTCTCGCTCGTCTTTTTTTGTTTCTTTGACTTCTTCAGTTGTATCTTTTTCCTCTACAACCTCAGTTTCAGTTTCTTCTTTTTTATTTGGTTTTAGTTCCACGTCAATAGATTTACCTGATGTGTCTAATTCAACCATCAGTGCATCTTCTTTTAACGATTCTACTTTTGCTGCTTCGGGCATGGTTATATCTCCATGTTTAGTGTGTTACTGGTGATAGAATACTTTCTGGATCTTCAACAGTCCCTAGTATTTCATCATCATTAAGTATGCGTAGTTCTCCGCCTTCAATGTTAAGACGTGATCCAGCGTATCGGGCAAATACTACCCAGTCTTTCTCTTGGCACCATGGTCCATTTGGAAAACGTTCTTTGTCGTTATACGCATCTGGTCCAACTTTTAAAACTAATCCAACGTTAGTTGAGATTTGAGTTTCTTCTATTGCTTTTTCTGTGAGATAGACTCCGCCTTTAGTTTTGCCCTTACCCTTGTGAGGTAATACTAATAAGCGCCAACCTGTAGGTTCTGGTAATTTTGTAGATTCTTTTTTTTGTTCTTCTTTTTCTTTTTGTTTCTTTTGCACTGCTTTCGCAACATGCACTGGTAAAATTAAATTACTCATTTTGCTCCTGTTTCTTTTTTAGCAGGTCCGTGAGTTCCTGTTCAATATAGTTTAATGTATCAAGTTGACCTAAATGATTTTGATATTCATTCCAATCTTTTACTTGATTACTGATTATTAACTGAGTTATTTGGTTTTGTCTAGTTCTAATTATTTTGTAGATTCTATCTACTATATGTATTACATCCATTCTTTATTTCTTTTTAGTTATTAGACCCATGGCACCTTTGGCTCCCTTTATACCAAAGCTTGCACTGCAGGCGATGTATAAGAGGTGCTTATAATAATCAGGAAGTGAGTGTAATGCCTCAAACCCTGCTTTAATGTGTGGTGTCCATCCAGGAATAAATACGGCCACCGCTGGAACCAACAGGCATATTAAAATTAACTCATCTTTCCAGCTGCCTTTCATTTGATCGACCGCACTGGCCTCCCACGAAATTTTGCCCGCGATCTGCTGTTCTTTAATAGCCTTAGCTGCTTTAATTTCAGTAACAGCTAATTCTTGTTTTGCTTTCTTTGTCTCTACGAAACCCTTGACGCCGTCAGCGACGACGCCAAGTAAAGGTTTAATTAATAGGCTTAGCATTATCCTGCCATTCCTGATATTACGGCAATAGCGATTGCAGCAATCACACCGGCTTTAATCCAGTCTTTCATGCCCCACTCGTTCCATTCTTTAATCCATTGCCATGTGTCTTTTAATAATTTCATGTTAACCTCCTAACACCCAGGGCATTCACCCTTACAATACTCACACATGTTACCTCCTTAGTTTTCAGTTAGAGTAAAATCAGGCTCGAATAAAACATCGTATTCGTAACCCTCATTTATTTTCAAAACTTTATTAAGTTTGTCGATTGCCTCTTGTATATCGTGTTCGCAGTTAGCGCAACTACAATGACAAGATCCACCGTTAGTGTGATGACACTCATGTCCGCAATTTTTACAAATAGCCATTAATGTAAAGTTATTCTTTTGACCTCATAGTTATCAATGCCATTAGCAAAAGCATCCATCATAACTTGAGTTTGTTCTGGACCTAACAAATTTAAATAAATTGTTTTTGCAACCACCATAAGCGAAGCACTAAGAACCATCGGGTCATTAGGGTACTTTGTTGCAAAATCAAAAGCATCATCCAATATTTCTTTTGGACTAAGTTTTTTTTCTTTTTGTTTTTTTTCTTTTTGTAACATGTCCGCCTTTACTTGCTAAATAAGTAGGTATGCTAGCACCTTTTTTCAACATTTGCGATATCTTTCTTGAGTCTCCTACTCTAGTTCCAGGCTGTTTTCTATATTTTTTTCTTAATTTTTTAATTATATCCGCTGATAGTTTACCGTTTGCCATTATTGACCTCTTTTCGATGTTAAAGATACTTCTGCACGCAGATCTGCTATATCTTCTTGGCTTTGTATACGCTCTTTATCAATAGTATCTTTTTGTTCTAGTTTTTTACCTTCAAAATTAAGTTTTTCTAAGTCTAAATCTAGTCTTTGCTCTGATAATTCTTTGTTTTGCCTAATTTCTTGTGCTCTAAGCATTAATTCTTGTTGTTTTAAGCTAATTAATGGGTCTTTTTCTTCTCTGTTCATCATTTCTTGCTCTTCATTTACCATTTCATTAGTTAATTCAGTAATTCTTTGTGCAATTTCAACTTCATTTTGTTGTTGAAACTGTTGTAAGAGTTCTGGAGGTATCTGACCACCCATTTTTTGTGCTTCTTGCTCAATAAGTGGTGCATTTTTCTTTGTAACTTCTTCTCTTGCTAATAATGCAACATGTTCAGAGATGTGTGACTGTAATAAACCCATGGTTGGAGGATTGTTTGCAACTAAAAAAGAACTCATAAAGGCTCTGTGAGCATCTATGTGTGCTTGATGTGCCTGACCAGGGAAAGCTTTGAGTGCTAACATCTGTAAAGACTTCGCATTCTCCATTCCTGGATCTTCAGGTTGAGGTTGCTGTGGAGGAGGTAAAAGCATATCTATGTCCCTCACCCCTAATGCCTCATACATTCTTTTGTAAGCTTCGTGTAGGTTGTGCATCTGTGGATTAGAGGATGCCATTTGTAATTGTGTTTGCGCTAGAGTAACGCGCTGCGCCATAGAAAAAATGTTTGGATCAGATATTGGAAGTATGTCAATACGTTGGTCAAAATCTTGTTGCTTAATAACTCTGTTGCCACCACGTATAGCGTAAGGATACTCAGGAGGTAGGCTCTCTGCAAAAACTCTAGATAATAATTTAAATTCAACTTTTTGTGCGTAATGTAATCTTTTATGTATAGCGTTCATCACTTTCGTGCCGCGTTCCATAATGGCCATTGTTGTTCCGACTGGATTTGCTTGTGAACCCTCGCCCATTTTATTATCTGCTATAGATGCAAATCTTCTACCTGCGTCTACTACAAATCCTAATAAAGCAAAAAGAGTTTGACTTGGCTCTTTATAAGGAACCAACATTAAAGATTCACGAATTGCACCTCCTGGTGCATCGACATCCCTAAACTCTCCTGGTTGTAGAGGTTCATCATCATCTCTGACTCGCAGTCCTCTTGCTTTAAATCCTGCTGGTAAGTTGGCTAATGTACCTGCATCAATGAGTTGTCTTAATGCTGAAGTAGCAGTTCTTGATAACCCACCAAGCATGTGTATAAGACCAAAGCCATAAAAACCAAGGCCAGGCAAAAACTTGTAATGAACAAAGTATTGAATCTTTTTTCGTAGTACGTCTCCCTCTGCATAGTTGCGATAGATAGACAATACTTTTCCAGAACCTTCATCAACAGTAACCACATAAGGTAATTTAATACCAGTTGATTCTCCTGTTGTCGCGTTCTTATCTTCGAAACCTGCTATGTCTAAATCGCAATGGAACTCTAGTAGTACAATATCTTCTGCGTTATATGTTTCTGTTACACCGTCTAACTCGTCATACTTTTTAGCTGCATCATTTTTATCGACAGGGCTTTCAGAAATATCTATGTCACGATACATACCACCCACTTGTTTCTTGCGAAGTTCGTTACTCATCATTTTAACAACGTGAGTTATTCTTTCACATGACTCCATGTCAGTAGTGTTGTATGGAATAACAACATCCTCCGCTGGTATAAATTTTGAAACTGCTCTGCCTTTAACAGCATCATAATAAACTTTTTTAAATGCACTTCCTGCAAGAGGTAAGTGAAATAACATCTGATCTAGTTCTTGATCATACTCTTCCATCTCATAGGATATTTGATAATTCATAAACTCCTTCACACGTTGAGATTGTTCTTCAACTTGCGGAGTAATCTCACCAACGATCTGTGTTCTAACAGGACCTTCGGCTGGTAATAATTCTTTGTAAGCTTGTGCTTGAAACTGTGTAACTGTTTCTGCAAGTAAAGGATGTGTTACACCACTAGCACCTGGAAAAGGTTTTGATCTATCTTCGTAAGAAAATCCTAATAGGTCTAATCCATCTGTATATGATTTTAACCAATCAGCTCTTGCATCTTTATCGTATTCATAATCACTCATCAGTCCTGACGCTAAAGATTCTAATTCATCTTCAGTAATTAACTCTGCAAGGTTAGCATTGAATGCTCCTTGTTCCGAGGTATCTTCTGCAGGATTAACTATTGCTGAACCGTCGTCCAAGATCATCGCATCACCTTCCATTAAAGGTTGTTGAATCTCTCTTGCTGAATCAGGTTCTATTTGAATGTCAATCTGATCTTCTGGATTATTTTTTTCGATAGCCATTATTACTGTGCTCTCATCTCAATTAATTTTTGTAAAGTTCTATCATCGAGAGTTTGAAATTTTCCTGTTCCTTCTTCTTGGAGTTTTAAAAATTGTAATAAACCTTCTATTCCTCTACCTATTCCTTGCATACCTTTTCCTAAAGAAGATTCTCCTTCTTTCATTATTTTTAATTCTTCTTCAGGAACAATTTGAGTATTTAAAATATTAATTACATTGTTCATGGCAGATTCGTTACCACTCATACCTAATGATCTTAAATAATTACTAGCAAGTTGAACAGTATCAACTCTTTTTTGATCACCTGCTGCTTTCATAACTTCAGATGCTGCAAACTCTCTTAGTCCTGGAAAAGGATCTGTTGAAGTTTTTTCTTTATCCCCAACTAGTTCTCCCTCACGGGTTCCGTCTTTATAGCCTAATGGCCTTGTCATGAAGTTTATATCCATCATGCCTCCTTGGTTTTTACCCATGTCTTTCATGAGTTGTTCATATTCTGGTGTGCCTTCTTTTGGAAGTTCACCACTACCCATTGTTGTAGGTATTAGTAAGTCCATACCAAATAACCCTTTTGGTGCAAGAGTTAAAATAGCAGTTAGTAACTTTCTAGCTGCAGGGGTATTGCCCATTTTAACTAGTTTATCAACTTGTGATAAACCGTATTTAATATTTAATTTTTGAGCTGGTTTTATTTTTTCATTAGCATCAACTTTATCCATAGCAGAAGTTATTTTTTTGTCTTGTATTTGTGGTTTCTTAACACCTGCCGCTGTATCTAAATCTTTAAATGTAAAATCAAACATTTGATCTAAAACTTTATTTAAATTTTTTTGATTAAATTTACCACCTGATTTTAAAATTTGATTTCTTTGATCTTTTGCAAACTGAGAGAGAAAACCAGAACTTTCAATAATTCTAATATCTTTAGGGCTTAATCCTTTAAAAGCATCTAGTCTAAATTTTTTTAAAGCTTTGTTATATTTATTAATATTAGTATCTGTTAATGTTCCATCTTTACCTAAAAAATCTGTTATGTCTGGAATATTTTTAAATTTATTTATAGTAACTTTATCTATTCCTTTTTTTTGAAATGTTTCAAAAAGATTTTCATAACCCATGCTTCTTGTTACAGTAGAGTCTGTGCCTCTTTCTAAAGCTTTTTTTAAATTATCTAATTTAGTAGTGGGTCTAACATAACCCTCTGGATCTTTGATAGCATCAAAGACCTCTCCTACACTTACAATAGATGTTCCTATTTTTGGATCTGCCATAATTATTCCTACACCGTAATGGCGGCTTGCACCGCCACACGGCTATCCCAGTCAGGGGTGTGCGATAAGGCTGACTGAAAACTGTTCAAACTCATTTAGGTTCTTCGACCTGCGCCAAAACCTTTTGTTGTAATTAGTCCACTGTTAGGTGATGTGTCGATAGAAACTATTTTATCTTTGACAACTTCTCCACCTTCTTTGAAACCTTTAATCTTTTTATCTTTTTCTTTTGATTTTAATTTGGTTAATGCTTTGTTTAGATTATTCATTAGTAATACTCCCTTTTTTCCACGAGCCGTGGTTCGTCATAATAGTCATCTGGAAGTTGTATGAAATTACCTTGACGGTATCTCATGAGAGCTTGTGTTGTAGAATCAACATAGTCATCATGATCGCCAAAAGGAAAAGCCGCACACTCCTCTATAACGTCTTGCGCCCATCGTTCTTCCGGTACCCATACTTGACCAGACTCAAACATTGGCGCAACTGAATTTACCCTAACGTGTTTATCTTGTCCCCGACTTGGAGTATAGTTCACGACAGGTATTCCTGCTGATCTTAACTCATCTGTCAAGGGAAGTCCAGAAGCTTTTGCTTCCACGATCACTGTTTCGGGTTCCCAGTATTTATATTTATCCATAGCATGTTTCTTGAGTTCTGTAAACTCCCATCTTCCTTTGTCGGCATCGAGTAAAATGATTTGAGGATTTCCTCTACTAGGATGACTGAACACGCCCCATGTAGTAATAGCTGAATAGTCGGCTGTTTCTTTTTTACTAAAGGCTGTATCATAAGATTGTATCACGTGAATAAGATCTGGTATCTCATCATGCTCCCATTTTTGCCACCATTCTCTTTTGATAATACTACCCTCTTCGGACGTAGGATTTTGTTGCCACTGTGCTTGCCATTTTTGTTCTGTTAAAGAAGCACGGGTCGCGGACAATGATTCGATGTCCCAGTATTCTGGCCAGATAGGTTTGTTGCTG